TGCCCTCGCGATGGGTGGCTTCCTCAACATCTCACCAGCACTCAACAACGCATTAGAAGTTGACGATACTGGTAACACCTTCGTCGGAACCCTTAACGGTAAGTTCAAGGTCTACGTCGATCCATACTCAACCGCTAACACCAGTACCAACAGCACTGCAGACTACGCAGTAGTTGGTTATAGAGGTGCTAGCCCATACGATGCTGGATTCTTCTACTGCCCATACGTACCGCTGCAAATGGTACGTGCGGTAGATCCTAACACCTTCCAGCCTAAGATCGGGTTCAAGACTCGATACGGTATGGTAAATAATCCATTCGCTGAGAAGGCAATGCTTGACGCCGATGCTGGATTCGCAGGAAACCAGTATTACCGAATCTTCGGTATCAAGAACCTTCATGGTCTTGGTGGTTCGACTGGTGCAGAGTTTGGTGCAATCAACTTCTGATCGTAACTAAGTTCAAAATAAAGGGAGCACTCTTCGGAGTGCTCCTTTTTTTTATATAAATACTTATATGGCAGACGATAGACTACTGGGAAACTTCCCTACAACTTCAAATTTGCTTACTGCAAATCAATTTAAATTTAACACTGCTAGGATCCCAATTCTCAGTGAATATGTTATTGGTGTAAATATACCATCAATTGAATTTGTGAGTGCTGAACTTGGAACAGCGTTTGGTGTTAATATTCCAACTGCAACCGGTAAGTACATATTTGAAGATTTGACGGTATCGTTTTTAGTAGACGAAGAATTGGAATCTTGGAGAGAAATATACGAGTGGATGATTCGTTTAGGTCCAATGAATGAAAAATCACAGGAAATAATGTATGACAACTGTTATGATTCTACTACAGTAGGTGAACTTACAATATTAAACAGTGCATATAAACCTAAGTTTAGGTATAAGTTTTACAATATGTTTCCCATATCATTGACTGGGTTCTCTTTCACTACAACAGCAGCAGATTCCATTCAGCTGTCTTCTTCTGCTACTTTTAGATTTTCTTATTATGATGTAGAAAAAACATGATGTGGAGTTTATATGAATATAGAAGACTTGCGTACAATGGTCAAATCAGATCTTGTTATTAATGAAAATGATTTACATACAGAATCACTGAATACACCGCAGCTTCATAATAAATACTTAATTTTTCATGAGAACTCAAAGCTAGAGCTAGAGAAACATGAGTTTCAAGAAAAAATATTAAAACGAAATAAGTGGTTATATTATACAGGTAAACTTGGTGATGATGATATGAAAAGGTTAAATTGGGAACCTTTTGATTATACTATTCTGAAAACTGACATACCAATGTTTCTAGACTCTGATGAAGATATGCAGAAAATCAGAGCTAAGATATCACTTCAAAAATCTTTAGTTGACTACTTAGAAGAAGTGGTAAAGATAGTAAGCTCTAGACAATGGAATATTAAATCTGCAATAGAATGGATTAAATTTACACAGGGTATCTAATGGATATTATTGTACATCAAAAAGATGCTGTGAATCTGATAATAGAGTGCGAGAAGTCAATTGCAAAGGAATTGAATCAGTACTTTACATTCTATGTACCTAATTATCAATATACACCTGCATACAAAAAGAAAGTATGGGACGGTCAAATACGTCTTTTTAACTTGTATGGTAGAACAATTTATGTTGGATTGTTGGATTATATAAAACAGTTTGCTGCTGATAGAAAATATACATTTGATATAGACAGTGATAATTTATTAGCATTGGATGATGAACAGATAACACTAGAAGAATTTTCTGAATTTGTTTCTAGTTTGAAACTAAAACTAAAACCACATCCACACCAATTAAGTGCTACATTTAAATCACTGAACAAAAAAAGAATTCTTTTATTATCACCAACAGGAAGTGGTAAATCTCTGATAATTTACTTATTGATGAGGTATTATTTTAATAAAATATCAGAGGAAGAAAAGATACTAATAGTAGTCCCTACCATAGGTTTGGTGAATCAGATGATAAATGATTTTAAGGATTACACACAAGACAAATGGAATGTAGATACTAACGTACATGCTATTTTTTCCGGTCAAGAGAAAAAAACTAACAAAAAAATAGTTGTATCTACCTGGCAAAGCCTGTATAATATGCCTAATGAATACTTCGAAGAATTCTCCGTAGTATTTGGCGATGAATGCCACTTGTTCAAATCAAAATCACTGGTTTCTCTTATGACTAAAATAAAAAATGCACATTACAGAATCGGAACCACTGGTACACTGGATGGAACTAAGACTCACAAATTGGTCATTGAGGGTTTATTTGGAAAAGTATTCAACGTAACTTCAACTAAAAAGCTCATAGACAAAGAATTATTATCCGATCTTAAAATAGAATGCATTACATTAAAGTACGACGATGATATTTGTAATGAAAACAAAAGAACTTCATATCAAGATGAAATTAAGTATCTTATTACAAACGAAAAAAGAAATAACTTTATAGTAAATCTTGCAACTAAAACTAAGGGCAATACTTTAATACTATTCAACTATGTAGAATTACATGGGAAAGTTTTAAATGAAAGTCTACTAGCATTAGATAACGATAAGAATATATTTTTCATACATGGGGGTACAGAGGCATCTCAAAGAGAACATATAAGAAAAATAGTAAATAAAGAAAAGAATGCTATTCTAGTAGCATCATATGGCACATGTTCAACTGGACTTAATATTCCTAATATAGATAACGTAATATTCGCTTCTCCTTCTAAATCAGTTATAAGAGTATTGCAATCTATTGGTCGTGGTCTGAGGAAGTCTAAAAATCAAAAAGTAACAAAAATTTATGATATATCAGACGATATGAAATATAAGAGCTATATCAATCATACACTGAGACACTTAGACGACAGGCTCAAGATATATAATAACGAAGGTTTTCATTTTAGTAATACTAGAATAGTACTATAAGAGGTAGCAAAATGGATCCAGCATATAAAATTTTAAAATTAAAGAGCGGCGAAGACATGATTTGTAGTGTAGTTAAAGAAGACCACAATGATGTTTACTTAAAACTACCCATGGTATTCAAAACTATGATCATTCCAGATCCATATAATGGAACACAAAAAGAAATAACAGTTCTTCGTGATTGGGTGTCTTACACTAAAGATATTGAAATGTCTTTGCCAAGTGATTATATTCTCACTTATGTAAGTCCAGAAGATGATATTATTTCTTTATACGAAAAAGAAGTAGAAAAAAGGCTCTCTGATGATCAACCAAAAAGAAAGCTTCAAACTTATAATGATACCAAGAAAACTCTTCAGGAAGAGTTAGAAAATATGTTAGATGAGATGGAATCTGAATTAGATAATCCATCCGATACTTCTAATTTTAAAAAGTGGGGGATGATTCCCATGAATGAAGAGATGATAAGACAAATGATGGAAGGTCTTAATTTTTCTGATGTAGAGGGAATGGATTTTGAATTTGAATTCAACTTTGCTCCAGAAGAATTAAATCCTGATGAAAGCACAGAAGATGAATTAAATCATCCTGACTTTGGTAATAGATGGACTGATTGGAGTTCTAATCCAAAGGAGTATTAATATATTCCTTTTTTACTCGTTACACTCGGATTATAAAGTATACTTTAAATATGTCAAGGAAAAAAATGTCAAATAATTATATAGATAATGAAAAGTTTTTTGAAGAAATTAAAGAGTGGAAAGCTGAAGTTCTTAAAACAAGAGAAAGTGGAGATGATCCACCGCCATCTACGGAATACTTAGGACAGTGTTTTTGGGATATTGCAGAACATCTTTCTCGTAAATCTAATTTTGTTAATTATCCTTTTCGAGAGGATATGGTTGGGGATGCAGTAGAAAATTGTTTGATGTATGCACATAACTTTGATCCAGATAAATCAAAGAATCCATTTTCCTACTTCACACAAATTACTTATTATGCCTTTATCAGAAGAATAGATAAAGAAAAGAAACAAAATTATATTAAGTACAAGATGATTGATCACCTCGACCACGAGGGTAGTGTTCGTAGGTGGTTCAGTAATAATTTTTCAAATATAGAAAAGGAAGAGAATGATGACGGTTTAGCCGATTTCTTTTCTTTGTCTAAGAATGATATAGCAAAGTTTACTCCTAAAAAAAAGAAAAGAAAAGTAAATGAAAATAGCGTTGATAAATGATACCCATTTTGGGATTAGAAATGACTCTGCTTTTTTTCTAAATCATTTTTTAGATTTTTTTGAAACTCAGTTCTTTCCTTACATTAAAGAAAATGGTATAAAAACTATTTTTCACTTGGGTGATTTACTCGACAGGAGAAAGTATGTAAATATTCATACACTCAATAAAGTCAAAAAAAGATTTATAGAACCCCTCACAGAAATGGGTATTGATTTTCATATGATTATAGGAAATCATGATATGTATTATAGAAATACTAATGCTATAAATTCTGCAAAGGAATTGTTTTCTGATTATTCTAATTTTCATTTGCATGATATTCCATATACATTTGAACATGAAGGTCTTTGCATAGGGTTAGTTCCTTGGATATGCAGTGAAAATGAGTCAGAAGTATTAGATTACATAAAAAATTGTAAGTGTCCTATAGTAGCTGGACACTTTGAGTTGAGTGGACACCAGGTTTTAACTGGAGTGAATTTTAAAGATGGAATGTCTGATAAAATTTTTAGTAGATTTGAAACAGTTTTATCTGGACACTTTCATTTAAGATCTCATACAAATAATGTGAACTATTTAGGAACACAATATGAAATGACATTTGCAGATTCTGGAACACAAAAGGGATTTAGTGTTCTTGATACAGAAACAAGAGATGTAGATTTCATTGAAAATATTGATCAAATCTTTTATGTGGTATCAACAGAAGATATTGACGAAAATTTTAATTATTCTGAACTGAAAAATAAATACGTAAAACTTATAATAAATTCAAATACTTCTAAGAAAAAATCAGACTCAATTATACTAAATATAGATAGAGCTGATCCCTTTGATTTTACTGTAATAGAAGACACTTCAACAGACGAAACTGAGAAAGAAAATGTTGACCTCAGTAAAGATACTATTACAATAATAAATGAAGAAATTGAATCATTTGATGATGAATTAGACAAGTTAAAATTGAAAAAAATAATAAGTGATATTTATATAGAGGCTTTAAATTCATGAGTGAAAATATAGAACAGACTTGGATAGATTATTCTTTAGGTAAAGATATTATTAGCAATGGGGAAAAGCCTTACTATTCGAAGTTTGCTTTATCTAAAACCACAATAAAGTGTGACGAAACTGGTTGTGGTATATATTCAGATGCAACATATGAGGCTGGTGATATAATAGAAGAAGCTCCTGTTCTTATAATTAGAACCACTGTCGAGGACATAGTTCATAAAAATCATCTGAAAGATCCAGTTTTATTATCAAAAGTTTTAGTGTATCCCACAGTACATGAAGTTTTTAATGAATTGGGACATCCACTCATCCTCCCTACAGGTAACTTTTTTGCATACAAGCAAAGTTTAAAAAGTAATGCTGAGGTTGAATTTGATAGGAAGTTTAACATAATAACTATTCGAGCAAAGAAACAAATAATTGAATCTGAAGAAATTATATTGGGATTGCGAGAAAATAAGTACGGATTTACTGATATCAATATAACTGAAGAATTGCAATTCAATACCACACCAGAAACTAAAGGGGAATCGGATATGGGGTGTAATTGCGGAAAAAATAAAAGAAATGTTACTAAACTATTAGATGGAACTGAAAAATCTAAGCCAAAAACTAAGGTTGCTCGCAGGGAAGTCTCAAAACCAAAAGAAAAACTGCAAGAGAATACAAAGTTTAAGTCTATGGTTGATGGTTCTTCATTGAAGACCATTGTTGCAAAAAAGAGATCTGATGATAAAGTTTGAGAAGGTAAGATTTAAAAATTTTGGTTCTTTTGGAAATTACTTCACAGAAATTGAATTTTCCGAAAGTGATATGACTTTGGTTACTGGGTCTAATGGACATGGTAAGTCATATGCTTTATTGGATTCTATTACTTTTGGTTTGTTTGGGAAACCATTCAGGAAAATAAACATTCCTCAGTTGGTAAATACAATCAATAAGAAAAACTGTATTGTTGAGATTTACTTTACGATATCTTCAACTCAATATAAAGTTGTTAGAGGACTTGCTCCTAAAACATTTGAAATCTATAAAGATGATGTCTTACTGTCACAGGAGGCAAAAGCAAAAGATTATCAAAAAATACTAGAGGATCAGATACTGAAAATGAATTACAAGTCATTTACTCAGATTGTAACTCTAGGTAGCTCTTCCTTTATCCCATTTATGCAGCTTAGTGCCAATGATCGTCGTGATGTAATAGAAGACATATTGGATATCAATATATTCAGTTCTATGAATGTTATCATAAAAGCAAAATTATCAGCAATAAAAGAATCTATATCTGGTTTGAATCATAAAATTGAAATATTCAAAGAAAAGATTTCAATTCAATCTGAGAATATAAAGAATCTTTTAGAAAAGAAAGAAAAGAACGTATCTAATAATTCTAAAAAGATAGAAGAGATTGCTTCCAAGATAGAGGAATTGGAAATTGATATTGGTACGATGAATGATCAAATCAAAACTCTCCCCGATACAATAAAAGATAATGATGATATAAAACGAAAAGTATCTAAAATAGAGAAACTGAGCTTTCAACTAAAAAGTAAAGAAACTGATCTGATAAAAGACATAGATTTCTTTGATAAAAACGAGTCTTGTCCTGTTTGTATGCAAACCATAACAGATGATTTTAAGAAAGCTAAAGTAGATTCCCTATCAGAAAAACAAGAAGAAATAATAAAAGCCATTTCAGAACTGGTTGGAAATGTGAAACTTCTTAATAGCGATTCGTCCGACAATATGGATTCTATAGAAAGAATGAATGAAATAAAATTCAATGTAACTGAGAAGAGCAATTCTTTATCTGCAGCAAAAAAATATATGACATCTCTACAACAGGATATTGATTCCATAAACGATTTCACTGCTAGCATAAAAGAATCTCAGGAAAATATAGATTCATACGAGAATGATATAAGGACAAAAGAGTCAGATCTTACAGATCTAAGAGAAAAAAAGAGTTGTTATGAGATTTTACTAGTTCTTTTAAAAGACTCTGGAATCAAGTCTAAGATTATAAAGAATTATTTGCCGATTATGAATAAGTTAATAAATAAATATCTAGATCGGATGAATTTCTTTGTTACATTTACTCTAGATGAAGAATTCAACGAAGTAATTAAAAGTAGACATAGAGATAAGTTCAGTTATATGAATTTCAGTGAAGGTGAAAAATCAAGAATAGATCTGGCAATTCTTTTAACTTGGAGAGAAATTGCAAAGCTAAAAAATAGTGCAAGTTGTAATATATTAATATTGGATGAGATTTTTGATTCTTCTCTGGATGGTGTGGGAGTTGATGATTTAACAAAGGTTCTTAGGGATTTATCTAAAAACAATAATATATTTGTTATCACACATAAGGGTGAGCAATTGGCGGATAAATTTAAAAAATCAATAAACTTCACGAAAACAAACAATTTTAGTAGGATGAAATAAAAAATGAAAGAAATGAAACCTCAGTATGTTTATAAAGCAACTGTTACCAAAATAGTAGACGGTGATACTGTAGATTTATTAGTAGATTGTGGATTTAATATCATAAGAAGAGAACGTATTAGATTTTACGGTGTGGATGCATGGGAAACTCGTGGTGTAGAACGAGAAGAAGGACTAAAGGCAAAGAAGTTTGTTCAAGAAAAAATTCCTGTTGGATCTGAAGTTGTTGTTAGAACGGGTAAGGAACGAGGTAAGTACGGACGTTACCTAGGTGAGATTTACGTTAATGACAGAAGTCTAAATGATATGCTATTAGAAGAAGGACATGCGGAAGTTTATAAGTGATGTCTAATTTATTTGAGTTAACAGATGATGATTATTCAGATATAATCAAAGATTGGGTTGATCCTTATCCAAAACCAGTCATAGAAGAACATGAAGGTTTTTTAATTGTTCGTGATGATTTATTGGGTGGTGGATCTAAGATGAGATTCGCAGATTATTTAATTAGTTCTAATACGGAGGTAGAAGAATGGGTATATGGGAGTTCGCCGGCAACTGGGTACGCACAGATTTCTCTTTCTTGTATGTGCGCCAAATATGGTAAAAAGTCAGTAATCTTTATGGCAAAACGTTCTATGGATAAACTCCATGATTATCAGTTGCGTGCCATAGAGGAAGGTGCTACAATGCACTGGGTTCCAAACGGAATGTTATCAGTTACAGAAAAAAGGGCAAGAGATTATGTTGCAGAAGATCCAAAACGTCGTAGACTTCTTCCTATCGGATTTGATGATGATAGTGTTTTGGCTAGCATCGCTCGTGTATCTAGTAATATTAACGTGGTTCCAAGTGAGGTCTGGACAGTCGGATCCTCTGGAACCCTCACACGGGGACTACAGAGGACGTGGAGGGACGCAGCCTTTCATTGTGTTACTGTGGGACATGCTGGAGATTACGGACGAGCAAAAACATACAAATGTGAAATCCCCTTCAATAAACCAGCAAAAGACAAACCCCCATTCCCCTCTGCAATAACATATGATGCGAAGGCTTGGGAATTTATGAAAAGATATGCTAGTAAAGGTGCTTTGTTCTGGAACGTAGGATCATGAAATTTTATCAAAGAAACGATCATGTAATAAATCACAAGATTAATGTCAACTTTGAAGACCTATTAGAAATGGATCCCGACTCCTTTAATGAGTGGGTAGAAGAGATGAGGAAAGTGATAAAGGATTCTTGGGATGATAATAATTGTCCCCCTAGAACCGGTAAAGACGAAGATAAAATTATAGAAAATTGGAATTTGATGGAGTCATTTCCTGTTCATACATTTGTTCATACCGATGAACTGTCTGATGGAATTGATGATGTTATTCTTAATAAGTCTAGGATGGGTTCTGAGGTTGATCAGTTTTTCGATAATATGTTTAAGACTCGTATAAATTATTCAGATAAAGATAATGGATATTCGATTTATGATCTTGTAGCCAATTCTAATTATCTTGAGAAAGTATGTAAGGGAGCAGCAAGACATTTAAGACGAGATTCATTTTATTCACATGCTTTGTCTACAATCAAAAATAGTAAGAAGTATTCTGTTGTTGATGTTGCAACTGGATCTGATTGGATAGAAATATTTTTTAACAATCAAGATCTTTTTGATGGACGTGATTTTTTCTTAGAAGAAGTCAAAGCAAGAGAGGGATTGAATTCTGGATATTTTCAATTAGAACAAAGTGAAATACTACAACTAACCGCAGATGAAGTTATTAAGTACAAAGATATGGGATGGTTGCAATATAGACACTACTCTACATTTGATTTAAATAAAATAGACGATACTAAAATATATTCAATTCGCATGTATAAAAAGGGCAGAAAAGTATTTCCTTCTGGATTTAAGGCATTTAGGATTGGATATATACAACCAGCGGTAAACTTTCCACCAGCAACGGCGAAATACCTTTATGAAAGATATACAAAACATATTACAGAGAATAGAACAATTAAAATTTACGACCCTTCTAGTGGCTGGGGTGGTAGATTGTTGGGTGCTATGTCTTGTAGGGATGACCGTTCTATTCACTACATTGGTACTGACCCCAATCCTGATAATTTCTTCTCTGATGGAACTTCTAGGTATTCTGGTGTTGCAGATTTTTATAACACAAAAACATATAGAGGAAATACCTTCTTCTCGGAAACGAATTCATACGAAATCTACCAATTAGGTTCAGAGGTAATTCATCAAAATGAAGATTTTAAAAATCATAAAGGTTCTGTGGATTTGGTGTTTACTTCTCCTCCTTACTTCAATAGAGAGGCGTACAGTGAAGATGAAAACCAAAGTTACAAAAAGTATGGTTCAACATACGAATCCTGGCGTGATGGATTTCTTTTACCGACGCTGAATACCTGTTGTGAATGGCTTAGACCTGGTGGTTATTTATTGTGGAATATTGCTGATATTTTAATAAAAGGTTCTTACTTGACATTAGAGGATGATTCTGTTAAAATACTCGAAGCTAATAATCTTGTTTTTATAGATAAGTTAAAGATGGCATTAGAAGGAATGCCCGGACAGAATCGAATTGGTGAAGATGGAAAACCAAAATGTAAAAACTTCTGTAGTATAAACGGAAGATACTTAAAGTATGAACCAATTTATGTTTTTAGGAAACAATAATGTCGAGCACAAAAATAACTAAAGTATCAGAAGAGCTGTCTTGTTATGTTGAAACTTGGATTGATGATTTTATTGAAAATTTAACTACAAACGAGTATAATAAAAAAAGAAGTTTTTTAAAGTACTTGCGTGTCCATAAACCTAAACGAGCTGATTGCAAACCAATAATTGAATCTAGTTTAGCTTTCAGAGATGAATTGGATATGATTATTATTGATAAGGATCCTGAATTGACTGAAGGATACTCTTATCTAAGCACTGCAAAAATTAAAAAACTTAGAGAATTTATTAATTCTATTCATATTGATACAGTCTCGTATTGTACTATTACGAGAAAGAAGAAGAAAAAGACTCCAGAACAAATGCTGAAAAAGTTTCAGTATATGGAAAAAACACCTAATGGAAATATTTCCTCTTTCGATCCTGCACAGATATTTTCTATAAAATCATTTATTGCATACAACACAAAAACAGGTGATTTGTATTACTATGAAACCGATACAAAATTTTCAGTGAAGGGCACTACTCTGTTAGATTTCAATCCTAAAACGTCTTATTGTTCTAGGGTTGGTAGAGGAGGTATGTCATTCATTGCGACACTTACCGGCGGAACTGTAGCGTTTTCTAAGAATAAATTGAATAACATTAAAACCAAGAAAAAGAAATGTACAGGAAGATTTAATATAAATACTATGTTACTTAGAGTACTTTCATGAAGATAACCGAGCTAAACATTTTAGGTAAATTTAAATCAAGAACTTCTGTGGGCACTCCTAAAGTGTACAAGAAGAATGATGTAGTATACCTAGATGGTGAAACTTTTATAGCATCTAAAACTATAATTGGAAAATCTCCTATTCTTAGAGAATCGGTTGGTTGGATTTCTTTAGCTAGAAATCAAGTTTTTTACGAGAGTGCCACGGCTCCTGTTTATGCAAAAGCAGGAGATGAGTGGTTTGATACAACTAATGGTATAACTTATAAAAGGATTAGTGATGACAATGGAAATCATTGGATTGAGATCTAATATTAATAATGGCTTTTAAGAAAAAAAGAAAACTAAAATTTGATGACAGGTTGGAATCTAAAGCACATCGTTCACAAAATAAACGAGAACATAAAAACCATCGACATCAAACGAAAACAATTTTAAATAATTATACTGGTTCTTCTATTGACGAAGACAAATATCTTGATATAATGGGGGACTTAGAAGGCCCCGAACTGGAGTGATTAATGAAAATTTCGAAGAATACTCTATCAATTTTGAAGAATTTTAGAGACCTGAATTCAAATATCCTTATCAACAAAGGTAGTCTGCTGAAGACTCTAACACCAGCAAAGAATGTAATGTCGTCTGCAACTATAAATGAGTCGTTTCCTATCGAGTTTGGTCTTTGGGATCTTACTAGTTTTCTTGGAACAGTATCTCTGTTTGAGGATCCGGACTTTGACTTTAAGGATAAGTACGTGGACATCACAGGATCTAATGGATCTACTGTGAAGTATTTTTACTCAGAGCCATCTCTTCTTACAGTTCCTACTAAGGATGTTAAGATGCCTGACTCTGTTGTTACAATTGAACTCACAGAAGAAGCCTTCGGTGAATTGAAGAAAGCTGCTGCTGTACTAAATCTCAGCGATCTTTCTATCTGTTCGACTGATGGTAGTTCAATTGTTGCTATTCTTTCTGATATTAAGAACAATACCAGTAATACGTATTCAATTGATATTGGTTACAACGAAAGCGGTAACGTGTTTAATTTTGATTTCAAGATTGATAATCTTAGAATCATTCCCGGAAATTATGACGTTTCATTTGCGGAAAAAATTGTCAGTCAGTTTAGCAATAAAAATCTAGATTTAAATTATTGGGTTGCTCTAGAGAGCAGCAGTGCTTTTACTTCTGCAGTAGGATCTAACATCGGAGTTTCTTGACTATGGATTTGTATGTAGAGAAGTATCGTCCAAAGACGATCAGTGAATGTATTTTGCCTAAAAATCTAAACGACACCTTTGAAGAGATGGTGAAGGATGGGACTCCTCAGAATTTACTTCTTTGTGGTCCTGCAGGAACTGGGAAAACAAGTGTAGCAAAGGCATTGTGTTCAGATCTAGACGCAGAGAGTATTGTGATAAACTGTTCTGAAGACGGTAACATTGATACTCTTAGAACAAAGATTAGATCCTTTGCAAGTACAGTTTCCCTTAATGGGAATATTAAGGTTGTTATTCTAGATGAGTTTGATTATTCAAATGCAAATTCAATTCAACCAGCATTGCGTGGTGCGATAGAAGAATTTTCTAAGAATTGTAGATTTATTATTACCTGCAATTACAAGAACAGAATTATTGCACCCATCCATTCTAGGTGTACTAATATAGAGTTTTCTATTCCATCAGAAGAGAAGCCAGGAATGGCTAAGAGATTTTTGTCTAGATTGAGGTTTATCTTGGAACAAGAAAATATTCAATATGAGGAAAAGGTTCTTGCTAAGTTAATCTTGAGACACTTTCCAGATTTTCGTAGAGTTATTAATGAAATTCAGAGATATTCTGTTTCTGGAACTATCGATGTTGGGATTCTATCTGATTATGATAAGATTCGTATTCAAGATTTGATCTCTGCAATGAAGGATAAGAATTTTACAGATGCTAGGAAGTGGATTGTTTCTAATCTTGATAACTCACCCCCAGAGCTTTTTCGTAAAATGTATGATTCTCTTTCTGATAACTTGGAAAAGAATTCAATTCCAGATGCAATTTTAATAATTGCAGAGTATCAGTATAAGTCGGCTTTTGTTGCCGATCAGGAAATTAATTTTGTAGCATGTATAGTAGAACTAATGATGAGGTGCGAATTCAAATGAGTAAAAAATTTAATGCTATTGGAAATGTGGTTGCGTTGAGAACCAATCTTCAAAAAGAAGAGAAAACAACAACTGAAGGTGTTATATACAACGACAGTCAAATAGATGAAACTCTAGTGGTGTGGAGTGAGGTATATTCGATAGGACCTTATGCTATGGTTGATGTTAAGGAAGGTGACTGGGTTTGCTGGAAGCTCAATTCGGCAACAGGACACTTCAAAACTGAAGATTTAGTTCTTGATCTAGTACCAGCATCCGAATTATTGGCGGTACGGGATGCAACTTAAAGATTTTCTAAATTCAATAAATGATAATAAGAAAAATCTTATGACTGACAATAAATCGGAGAAGCTGTATACTCCATTTATTGTCAATAGATGTCTTTCTTATTTTACAGATACCATCCTTTATGCAAATGAAATGAACAGGAACCCTCATGTTGATAATAAGTTGCAATATGATTATTTCCTAAACTCAGTGAGAAAAAGGAAGAGATTTAGTAGATGGATGAAGCAGGAATCTCCTGATGATTTGGAGTTCATAAAGGAACACTTCAATTATTCCAATAAAAAAGCAAAAGAAGCAATTGAAGTTCTAGGTGATGCAGGAATCAAATCTTTGAAAGAGAACTATTCCAGAGGTGGTAGAGAGGGTTAGACTTCCGTTTTACTAAATATAAGGGCCTTGCTTAGTTTAAGGGACTTATATATGGTAGAAGATAATGACGTATTTGATGGTCTCGGTATAGAGATCGAATTGAAAACCCCTGATGATTTCTTAAAAGTGCGTGAAACATTGACTAGAATGGGTGTTTCTTCTAGAAAAGAGAAGAAGTTATATCAGTCTTGTCATATACTCCACAAGAGGGGTAAATATGCAATATTGCACTTCAAGGAATTTTTTATTCTGGACGGTTTACAGAGTGATATCTCTGAGAGTGATATTGCGAGAAGAAACACTATTTGTAGATTGATGGAAGAATGGGGACTATTTAACATACTGGATGATGATTTAGAACCACAAGCTAGTATGTCTCAGATAAAAATAATTCCTCATAAAGAAAAAGGTGAATGGGAATTGATTCCTAAATATCACATAGGAAGAAATTAGTATATTATGAAAGTGAACATTATTTATTATGATACCAAAAATTATACACCAGATTTGGGTGGGCGATCAGTCTAAAAGACCTGATTCTTTAATTCAAACATGGATTGACATGAATCCTTCATGGGAGCATATTCTTTGGACTGAAGAGAATATGCCAAAATTGGCTAATCAAAAACAATTTGATGCTATGAATGAACTTGCGGGTAAAGCCGATATATTACGCTATGAGTTATTGAATACTCATGGGGGATTCTTTATAGATGCCGATTCTGAATGTATAAATCCTCTAGATGATTTTCTAATAGAAAATGATGCCTTTTGCTGTTGGGAAAATGAAGAGATCCGTAAAGGATTGATGTCTAATGGGTATCTTGCTACTAAGAAAGATAGTCCTCTTGCTAAAAAACTAATTGAGAGGATATCCACATACCCACCAGATCAGATCGCTCTTCTTCCCAATTTAACTGCATGGAGAGTTGTAGGTCCAATGCTACTTACTTCTATAGCTGGAGAGATGGGTGATGACTCTGAACTGCATGTCTACCCGAGTCATTATTTTATTCCTAGACATTATTCTGGATTGGAGTATAAAGGTGATGATAAAGTTTACTGTAAGCAGTACTGGGGTAGTACACATACAGTAGATGGTAAGAAGGGTATGGAGTATGGAACTTGATATAAGAAAACTTAAAACTTATGTCATTTCACTGAAGGATTCTGACCACAGAGCTAGAATTTCTACAATGCTAGATGATCTTGGATTTGAAGATTGGGAGTTTTTTGATGCGATAAAATCAACTCCTCATTTTTCTTATATTGTAGGATGTAGTTTAGCTCATAGAGAATGTGTTTCACAAGCACAGTTTCCGTGTCTTGTTTTTGAGGATGATGCTGCTATTACTGAGTGGTATAATTCTAAGATAGAAATTCCAGATGATAGTGATTTATTTTATTTGGGAACTTCTGCATGGGGATTAAAGACTGGTGAGAGCACACTGAATGGATCTGACTTTGAACATATTGATGGTGACATTTTTAGAGTCAGACATATGACATCCGCACACGCTATAGTTTACATTAATAAAGATACCTGCAATGAGATGTCTTACAATAGCATACGTTATATGGCAGAAACAGGTAAGTGTTACGATGAATCCTATGGAATGCAATTAGGTAATTACAAAGCATATTGTTTTGAGAAACCTATGTTTTATCAAGACTGTCCCAGAAATGCAATATTTACTCAACATCCTGTAACTTCTGTCTTTAGGACTAGAACATGATATCATTCGAACGACTTGGATATTTTGGTAGGCTTGGCAATCAGATGTTTCAGTATGCCGCTCTTGTTGGTTTTGCAACACACTCAAACCAGAAGTGGGGAATACCAAATAGAAATTCAGACGAGATTGAAATCGGTGGGTTGGGTTATGAAGAACGATTTGTTTTGAATGATATGTTTGATCTAAACTACGAAACTGAGATCAATCCTAAATTAAATTTTATGGAAAGCGGTGCTTTATTAGCACTTCCTGAAAATACAAACATACACGGTTACTTTCAAAATTCAGATTACTTTTCACATTGCAAAGATATAGTAAGAAAAGAATTTACATTTAAAGACGAAATAAAAAACAAAGTTCAAGATTTTATTGATTCATTGGATGTAAATGGATTAGTGTCGGTTCACGTTAGACGTGGAGACTATGTGAGTCTTTCTGATTGTCATCCTACTCAGAGTAAAGAATATTATCTTCAGGGTATATCTGAATTTAAAGACAAGACTCCTCTGATTATATCGGATGATATTGGATGGTGTAAAGAAACTTTTGGTGATGAATATCTATATTCTGGGTTAGATAGTATGTACGAAGATATGTGTGTAATGACTTTATGTGATGCTCATGTTTTATCTAACAGCAGTTTTAGCTGGTGGGGTGCTTGGTTGGGTGGTGGTATTTCTGTAGCACCAAAGAGGTGGTTTGGGGATACTTTAGAATATAGAAATGATGGTTCTATTTATGAAAAAGAATGGATTTTAATTTGAAAGACATTTATAATGTTGTGGATTCCACTATGGGTGGACCTGGTTATTATGCAGTGGCAACTCAAGTTCCAGATACTATGGACTGGAACTGGAAATATAATCCAAATTACGAAACATTTTTTGTGAATTTTCATGTCGCACATCCAGCAATAGAACAGGTGGATGGATATGCATTACTTTATGAATCAAAGGGATTAATAGCACATGTTTACGAACATTTAGAAAAGAACCTTGATAAATTTAAGATGGTGTTTACTCCAAATTCACATTTAGTAGAAACTTATCCTGATAAGTGTAAATGGGTTCCTGGCGGAGGTATATGGGTGGGAGCATATGGCGGAGGAGAAATTAAATTACACGACAAATCAAAAATGATTTCTATGGTATCATCAACCAAAGAAATGAATGATCTTCATAAATTTAGGTTACAATTGGCAAATTATTTAAAGGACAACACAGAATCTGTTGTTGTTACCATAGGTTCTGCTTCCCCTAGTGGAGAAGATAAAATATACCACAGTCTTCACGATTATAGGTATAGCATTATATTAGAGAATTACATAGATAAATGGTATTTTACTGAAAAG